CTAATCAACCTGAACTACCACTAGGCTATATAGACAGGTCAAGGGTTTGAAATGGAACGCCCCTACTTAGATGTAGAGGGTAATATGTTGGAGTCGGCGGATAAGTTGGGGGAGTTGGCTATGGGTATATTAGATGAGTTCCCCTTGCCAGAAAGCCAGTAAACTACAAAAACGAAAAGTGCTATAATAACCCTAGACAAACAAGGAAAACAAAGATGGCAGCTGCAAATACATACAAAGAGCAACAGGACAGGGTACTAGATCTGATAAGCAAATCAGATTCTACTACTAGAAACCGTGTTAAAAACTGGATAAACATGGGTTACTACGATTTCGTGCTAAGAGAGTTGTGGCCATTCCGTGAAAAGACTGGAACGATCTCACTCGTACAGGGTACGCAGGAATACGATCTAGTTACTAACTTCGCAGACATAGACCTACAAAACATTATCAGTGTCAGTATACAGGGTGCCAGTTCTGGCAAACTTATCTACTGGCCATTCAATCAACTGCGAGCAGATCAACCAGATTTCGACTCAGAGGGTCAAGCAATACCTACTCGTTACTACCTAAAAGGTGGCAAAATAGGCTTCTGGCCAGTACCTAACGGTACAGACAGCGTGGCCGTTGATTATTATCTCGTACCAACAGAGCTAAGTGCAGATGCAGACGAACCAGTAATACCTGTCGGTTATCGGGAATCGCTTGTGCAGTATGCCCTATCTAAAGAACATGACTTTAACAGTGACCCAGACCTTGCTATCAAGGCTTCTAACGAATACGAACAGTTTATTGTTAAGGCTCGTATGAACCTACTCACTCAACCCACAGACAGCGGATCGTTCCGCATAATGGGGCCAGCTGACTACTATAACTGGACGGATATTTAGGAGGCCTAATGCCTGTATCATTCCAACAGAAAATGAACTTCAGTAACAGGAAGGAAGAAAGCGTTGCTGAGTATAGCTTCGTAGGTGGTCTTATTACTGATGCCCACGAATCTAAGCTACAACCTAACCAGACACCGAACGTGAGTAACGTTATATATAACCAGACAGGCTCTATAAAGACTAGAAACGGCTATACACTCTATAACGCTGACGTTGTTGGTACTGCTTCAGATCAAGCCAATACAGGGGCTTCTACAGGCTCCTCAAACGTAACAACCACCGCAACCTTTGTTGCACAGACATTTGTACCGTCTGGTGCTATAAACGCTACACAGGTCAACCTATACCTTGCTATGGTCAACTCTGGTGAAGAACAGTATGTACGCTGTGAGCTATGGTCAACAACCGCTGGTGTACCGACTACCCTGCTAACTAACGGCCAAGGCCCAATACTGTTAATTTCTGGTACATCTGAGACAGCTTATAAGTTCATATTCAAGCACCCCGTGGCTCTCAGTGCTGCGACAACCTATGCCATTGTAGTAAAGCCATTTGTTAGAGGCTCTACACAGACAGTTAATGACGTAGAAGTACATTACACTGGTACAGCCTATGCTAACGGTAACTTATACACCTCAAGCGATACAGGTGAGAACTGGACATCAGACACGAATAAGGACATGAAGTTTGTTGTCTACAGTGGTGGCGACGTAGCTAACACAGGTCTTATCCGCTATTACAAGCCAAGTAGCACAGCACAGTTACTAGCTAAGTTTGGATCGACTATCTATAGAGGCACAGACAATACTGGTGCTATGACCGCTATTACACTACCTACAGGCGTAGCATTTAACAGTGCCAACCAACTAGATTACATATCAGTTAACGATACCCTACTGGTGATCGACAGCGACAGCCAGATCAAGAAGTACCGTGGTTCAACTAATGCCAACTACTCTACTGGTACAATATCTGTGACCGTTGATTCTGCTACCGTTACTGGATCGGGTACATCTTGGAATACCTCTACTAATGCTGAAGTTGGTGAATACATCCAGCTACCAGACAGTAAGTGGTATCGTATTACCGCTATTGGTGGTGCAACCAGTCTAACAGTCGAAACCGCTTACAAGGGCTCTACGGCCTCAGGACAGACCTATGCTATCTCTCCATGGGGTGAAGTTATGGGCAAACTAAGTACTACTGGCGGTGTAACCGTACCAACACCACAGGCTATCGCTGCCTTTCAGAACCGTGTCTGGACACTAACCAATAACCAGATTAACTACTCAGTACTAGATACCTCAGTTACAGAGGATCACTTCAACGACTTTGATACTACTAATAACTCAGGTGTCATAAACGTACCAGCTGGTAAGGGCGATACGGGTACGGGTCTATACGCTCTAGGTAACGCACTCTTTGTCTTCCAACGTCGGGCTATCTGGGCAATCTACGGTAACTCACCAGCTAACTTCGAGCTTCGTAACATCACTAACGAGATCGGTATGATAAACAACCGAACGCTAGTTGAATGGGATGATGTACTGATATTCCAATCAGACAGAGGCATCTATATGTTTGATGGTACAAACCTCAAGAATATATCAGATAAGGCTGTTAACACTACTATCAGCTCCTGGGCAAGCACAACAAGCCCTGCAGCCACGCTATGGGAGAACAAGTACCTTATTAGCTACACACCTGGTGGTGATGCTCATAACGCCGAAGCACTGTTTTACGACCTGACGGGTGGTGTATGGGGACACATGGATCACCTACACATGAACAGCTTTTCTAACTGGATCGGTGGTGATGACCACGGAGAGATCTACTTTGGATCTCCAACTACAGGTAATATTTATCTATGGAATACTGGTGGTAACGATGCTGGCTATGAGATTGATACGCTCTATGATACTCCTTCACTAAGCTTTGACTCAGGTATTAACGATAAAGCTATTAAAAAGTTCTATATACAGCAACTAGCTCTGGGCGACTGGGACATGACCGTTACCCAGCTACAGAACATATCTGAAAACACCACTACAGGATCAGACATTAACCTCAGCCCTGGTAGTTCATCGCTATGGGATGTAGCTCAGTGGGATGTTGATTCGTGGAGTAGCGACGGTGCCCTTATTACGAGCCGAGTAGCAGAGTTCCAAGGAATAGGCAAATACTTTAAGTTTAGAATTGAGCAGTCTGGTTATGATGAGGGTATAGAAGTCTTAGCAATTCAGGCTACAGCGAGAATGAGGAGATTGACGTAGATGCCAATACTTCCAGAGATCCGTACTAGCGGTATAAATGCTGGTGATACAGATGCTCAGATTCAGAGTCTAGCCAAGCAGATGAACGAATGGGGTAGGAGTATATCGAACGAAAAGCGAACAGATGTTTATAAGGATAACGCAGGGACAAACCGCATCATCATAGGGGTACTGCCAGATGGTGACACTGGTATTGTTATGACGAGAGAAGATGTGGACGTACTAAGTGTCTTTAGTTAATCAACAAAATATAGCCTTCAGCACCTCGTATCAGACCGATAAGATTGTCGGGGTATATTCTGGTAGCTTCGATACCAACACCGCACCACAGCTAGGCGGATATATAGCCTACACCACCGTTGCTCACGGCCTAACCAGACCAGTCTTTACCAAGCTACAGACATCATCTGATGGCACGAACTGGCAAGATGGTAACTCAGCTAACCAATACGCTATATCTTACTCTACGACTACGCATATATACGTTCTGAGTGCTGCGAGTGTCGGTACCATTTACTATAGGGTTGTAGCCTTCTGGATCGATGACTACGACACGACTAACCCATTAGTACCACCAACCGTCGGCAGTACATCTAACATCACCTTTGACAGCCGACTCAATTACCAGAAGGTAGCTTTCCAGGGTGTGCTTACCATACCAGCAGCTACACTAGCAGTAACCAACACTATCACCCATAATCTAGGTTACAAGCCGACAGTTAGGGTCTACAACGAAATGAAAACTGGCGAGGTGTGGCTGGCTAACTATGGTGGTGGAATCAGCAACTATTGGGTGTATGATTTAGCTATGGTGGAAGCAGATGTTAGCGTTACCGATACAACTTTAGTAATTGACTCGTATGGTGGCATTACTAGCCCAGCGACAAGAGTTTGGTACGTGGTGTACTACGATGGGTAGCATAAGACTAGACGACGTAATACTTTCTTCATTCCATGAGGCTTTTAAGAATAGGGAAAAGAAAACCGCATCAGTGGTACTGTCTGGTACCGTGCCAGCTTTCGATGCTCTACAGTTCACCACAGATATAGCCATTACAAGAGATCAAGCTGTCTTTGAGGTCTATTACCAGCGAAGTGGTGCCTACTCTCGCAGGATAGCTAACAACAGTATCATACTCAGAGATCTTACATGGGCGAGTGGTAATGCAAACATATCTGTCTATAACCCTTCGGCCAACGTACTTCGTATTGAGATATTTGTTTCTAACAATACTGGTGCCCCTGCTGCACTATCTAGTCAGACCTACGACTTCACTATCTACGTCTTTGATACACCATTTAGTACTTGACATATAGCCATAGCCATGATAAGCTCATCAATATGAAGAGGAGAATAATCGGAACAGCAATAGTACTAACATTGATAACGGGAGGTAGCCTAATGGCTGTTAACCAACCTAGTGAGGAAACTCGCCAGATACCAGTAACAATCGAATCTAAGGTTACACCATGGCCAGCAAAGCCAGCTACCGAGACACCAGTAGCAGAACAGCCACCAACACCGCCTGTGACCCCACCAGAGCCCGTAGAAGCCCCGCAAGTACCACCAGCAGACACAAAGTGCGTTGGAGATAAAAATACTGCTTTAGCACCTCTACAAGCTCAATTAAATGAGTATGATGGTCTTATTGCAAAACGTACTGTTGAACTTACAGAACTATACAACGCTCGTAAGTCAGTTAATGCTATACCAGAATGGGTTACACTAGAGTATTGGCTAGAAGATTACCTAAGTCGTACACTTCGACCTGCAAAAGATAGAATACAGGTACAGTACAACACTCTCGCCTCTCAGTACGACTGCTAGACCGTATATTTACTTTTGTCAATACACTAGGCTATAATCAAGCGTAGTTACTTTTAAAAGGAAAAACAAATAAAATGGCACAACGATTCGTGGATGAGGCAACAGCACAAGTAGCACCGATCTACCAGCAACAGGAACAGGCTCTGAAATCTCAGATCCCTGCTATCCAACAGCTCTACCAGACATTATTCCAGGGTCTTGAAGGCCAACGTGCTACCGAAACACAGAATATACTTGAATCAGCAGGAGCACGTGGTGTGCTTCGTTCTAGCATGCCAGTAGACCTACAAACACAGCTTGGTATTGCACTACTTGGTGAACGCTCTAAACTCGGTGCTCAACAGGCACAGGAGATTGCTGGCGTTAATATGAAAATTGGTGATCTCGGTATTCAAAGAACAGGTGCTATTAACCAGTTAGCAGATACTCTATACAACCGTGATCTCACCGAACGTAAGTTCCAGATGGAACAGGAACAGGCTCGACAACAGGCAGCTTTGGCTCAAGCAAGTGCTAGAAGCGGTGGTGGAGGCGGAGGTGGTAGAGCAGCTTCTAAGCAAGAAGTTTACTCACAAGCTGCTGGTACGCTACGCTCACAACTAGTAGCTGACAAACTTATAGGTCGTGATGGCTATGTAAGCCCTCAAACATACAGCCAAATGCGAAGAGAATGGGGTGCAGCTGGTCTTGTAGACTTTGACCGATACTTTGGTGGCTATAAGAATCCTAAAAACCTTAATTATCAATAAGCCATGGCAATACAAGGTATACTCACAGGCGGAATGCAACCACAGGGCGGAGGTGGTCTATTTTCTGGTCTTGGGGATAAGGTACGTGCTAGAGAGGACTATGACAAGAAAAAGAACACTATTGTCAGGAGTGCTCTAAAAAAAGGTAAATCTTGGGAAGATATTTCTAAGGAGACTGGCTTAGATGTAGCAGAGGTACAGTCACTATCTCAGGCCATAGATCCCAACTATGGCATAAAGAAACCAAAAAGCCTTGTTACAACAGCTAAAGACAACGTAAAAAAGAACATATCATCAGCCCTAGATTTCGGTGGTGCAGTAGAATCAGTTATCCAAGATGTTACTGGCGGTACTGCTCGCAAAGAGAAACTATTAGAAGACCAACAAAAGCTTATAAGCCTACGCAAGAAGGAAATCGAGCGAAGTGGTGTTCTATCTCCCGAAACTAAGAAGAAACTGATCGGTGAGCTAACAGCACAACAAAGAGGTAGCTTTGCTAAGGCTACTGCCGAACGTTCTAACCAACTGGGGGAACTTAACAGGACACTAGAAAACCCAGTTATACGTGGTGGTGCAGCCTTCGGAGCTGGTGTAAAACGTAGTGGGGAAGGTGTAGCACAGGGTGTCGGTGGCATATATGATCTTGCAACACCTGGTAAGGGACAAAGTAGACTTACACAAGCAGCCACTAGGAGTGCAGAAGGTTCTGATAAGTTTGTACAGGATAATCAACTTAGTGATGTTGCTTACAAGGGTGGACAGCTCACAGGAGAGGCGTTACAGCTTCTTACTGGTACAAAGGCTATTAAAGCTATGGCATCACTTCCTGGTGCCTCTAAACTTGTTGCAGTAGCTGGTAAAGCAGATGAACTTGAAAACTTACTAAGGACTGTCAACAAGGGCGGTAAAGCTGGGGACGCTGCAATCACAGCTGCACGTTACTTGCTAGACCCAGCACGGGTGGCAAACATACTCCAGAACACCGCAGTAGATCAGGGGCAACTCGCAGCAAGGGGACAAGATATAAATGCAAAGACAGTCGCTACAAGTGTGGGTACAAATTACGCTCTAGGTGGTGTGTTGGACGCTGCTAGTGCTGGACTTACAAGACGAGCTACTAATAAAGCCAACATAGCCCAAGATGCAGCTACACTTGCTGATAACGCACGAATAAACGATCAGATGGCAGGAGCTGGTGATCTAGCTTCAGAACTACCAACCCCAGGTCAACGACAACTCGGTGCAGGTTCACCACAACCAGTACAGACCGCAGGGGCTTCTGGTGGTGTCATGCAGACTAACGTACCAGCTACGTCCGACCTAAAACGATTAGAAGTTGTGCAGAAAAAGATAGCCAGTGCTCAAAAAAGAGGCGGTTTAGGTGCTGATGAAGCGAGAGCACTTATGCAAGAACGTACTATGCTCATAGAACGTATACAAAACCCAACTGTGGCACAGGGTGCCCCAACACCAACTACAGGTAGTACATCATCAGCTACCGCAGTAGATCAACCAACGCTTACACAGGATATTCCAACTGGGAGTAGAACTGGTGCTACAGCTACTAGCCAGCCTGGTGACATGAAAACTACTGGTAGTGCGTTAGCTACAGAGCGAAGAGCTATAGAAGATAGTATTGTAAAAGAGCTCCCAGACAAGGCTCAATATAAGTCAGGTAGTTACACTCAAGAAACTGATAAAGCTATTGAACTTGTCCAGAACAACAGAGCTAGAGCAGAGGCAATAGCATTTGGTGGAGAACCTGGTGACAACGTTATACACGAAGTAGCGGTCAGAAAGGCACTAGAAGCACAAGCTCGCAAGAATAAAGACGCTAACACACTCCAACGTATTGCCCAGTCTCAGAGCAACGTAAAGACCTCAGAGGCTGCACAGAGGCTTGGAGCTGAAGGGTACAACAAAGACCCTGAAAGCCCTGTAGAGGCTATGAAAGACGTACTCAAGGCTCGTAAGGACACTAAGCTTAAAGGTATACCTAAAGACCTATCAGCAGATGAATCAGCTAAGATCACAGACTTAGCAGATAAGGTATCTACAGCCAAAGCAGAGTTAGAAAACGGTGGAGATAGATTTGCCTACGGTGAAGCACTAGGTAAACTCAGACGCTACAAGAATGAACTTATAGATGGGACCAAGACCCGTAGAGATAAACTAATGCCAAAAGGTGTAATCAACGCTACCTTTGGTACAGCTAAGTCTGTTAAAGCATCGCTGGATAACAGCTTCTTTGGTAGGCAGGGGCTTAAAGTACTTACAACTCACCCAACGGTCTGGGGCAAGGCGTTTATGAAGTCATGGGGCGACATAGGTAAAGGGCTTAAAGGTATTGATGCCCTAGATGCTCTTGATGCTGACACGCTATCAAGGGTTAACAACATCAACGGGCGTTATGGAAAGATGAAACTAGACGTACATAGTACAGAAGAAGCTTTCCCATCAGCATTACCAGAGAAAGTACCTGGACTCGGTAGACTATTCAAAGCTTCTGAGTATGCCTACGTAGGTGCAGCACACCGTATGCGAGCTGATCTAGCCGATCAGTTATTAGAAAAAGCCCAAAAAGCAGGTGTCGATATAGACGATGCAGAGCAACTAGAAAAAATCGGCAAGCTAATAAACTCAATGACAGGGCGTGGTCATCTTGGCAAAGCCGAAGGTGGTGCAGATGTGCTTAACAACCTGTTCTTCTCACCTCGTAACTGGAAATCTAACATAGACACCATAACAGCCCACCAGTTCCAAAAGGGGACTAATGTATTTAACAGAGATAAGTCGGCTAAGTTTGTTAGAAAAGAGGCAGCCCAGAACTTAGTAAAGATGATAGCTGTGGTAGGTGCGACTATGGCAGCAGCTGAGAACTTTAAACCAGGTAGCGTAGAGAAAGACCCTCGTAGCTCAGACTTTGGCAAGATAAAGATTGGTAATACTAGGTTTGATGTTTCAGGCGGTATGGCGAGTATAGCTACAGTGGCAACAAGACTTGCAACCAGAGAAACGAAAAGCTCAACTACAGGTCAGGTTACAAAGTTAAATGGTGATGAGTTCGGAGCACGTTCAACGTGGGACGTACTTATGGACTACGCAGAAGGTAAAATGTCACCAGGTGCAGGGGCTATTAAACAAGTACTAACTGGCAAGAACTTCATCGGGGAGAAAGTAACACCTGGCAGTTTTGCTAAAGACCTATTCATGCCACTACCTGTATCTAACTACGAAGAGCTAAAGAATGATCCGAAGAGTGCTAACACCTTAATAGCCATGATCTCTGATGGTCTAGGTGTGGGTACTAACACCTACTCGGCACAGAAAGACTGGAATAAAAGTGATACCAAGAGAATCAGTGGCTTCAAGGAAACTGTTGATGCAAAGAAGTTTAGTGAAGCTAACAACGCTTTTAACGAGGCTTACTCTCAATGGGTAGACAAAGTGACTACTAATGAGGAGTTTAAGAAACTACCGCCACAAACTCAAAAGACCCTACTTTCACAGAAAAGCCAAGACTTAACCGATCAGGTGCTCAAAGACTACGGCTATGAGTACAAGGCCAAGAAGAAGTCAGAAGAGGAAACCAGAACCATTAAACAGTTGAAACAACTGTGATAAAATGACATTAGAACAAAAAAGGAGGATAGCAAAATTTCTATCGTAAACAAACCAAACACATTTAGCGGTAACACCACAATCTCAAGTTCAGAGATCAACTCTAACTTCGATACTCTATACAATGAATTTAACGGTAGCATTAGTGCTGCTAACCTAGCTGATGATGCAGTAACAAGTGCAAAACTAGCTGATAACGCTGTCGTAACAGCAAGCATAGCAGATGCTAGTGTGACTAATGCCAAGTTAGCTATGCAAGCGTGGCAGAGTTGGACACCGACATTAACAAACTTAACGCTAGGTAATGGGAGTTCCGTTGGTACATATATACAAATTGGTAAGACAGTATTCTTTAAGTGGATATTCACTATAGGAACTACCTCAGCAGTTGGTACAGCACCAACCATCTCGTTGCCAGTAACTTCTGTAGCTACACCCGATGTCACCTTCCCACTAGGAACATGTATCTATGACAATAATGGAGGCTCAGGGTTTAACGGCCTTTTCATGTGGGCAAGCACAACAACAACAGCACTTTATACCCTAGACACTAGCAACAACTTTACTGCCTACAGTGCTACAAACCCAACTGCGTATGCTAGTGGTCATAAAATATACGGTCAAGGCGTGTACGAAGCAGCCTAGTCTTGGCCATAAGCTAACTATAGAGTATAATCAAGACATCTACAGAACAGATAGCCTCTGCGAGGAGGCTTACATCATTAAGCTTCCTTCCCTTAAGGGAAAAGAGACCATTCCTCGCAGGTGGTCTCTTTTATAGTCTATTCTCAATACCAGTTGTGACTTCTGTGCCATGCCCTGGCGTTAGCCCATGTCGTGTATCTGTTGGCAACATAGGCTTTCATCCAAACAAGTTCTCGTACTGGTTCGGGTGTTGGTAAGTACCATTTACCGTTACGCTCAACTTTGTTGGCCATAATCCACTCTTTTGTGGCGTATGGGTATAGCTTAGTGCAAGGTAGCGACTGGGGTATACCACAGGCTAGACTTGACTTGTTTAGTCTACCAGGCTCACAGCCACTCTCTTTACCAATTAACCAGACTGCATCAGGATCGCTAATACCTGCTTGAGCCAACCAATCCCCACATGTGCCTGTGACACTCGTAGGAGCCACTGGTGCAGGTTTTGGTGGTGCAACTGGTACTTTTGCCACTTCTTGCTTCTGAGCATATACAGGGGCTTGTAGAGGCTGTATTATTG